GGCAGCAGTTCGCCGCCAAGGCCGGGATCGATGTGACGAAATACCCCACCGCCATGAACGCGCCGCGCGAGGTGCAAGCGCAAGTCGCCGGGCTGATCCCGCTCTCCCGCTTCGGCGGCCGAACCCAGCGCATGTTGCAGGAGCAATACGGGCATCTCGACACAAGCCAGACGATCGGCCAGCTCGGCACGACGCTCAATGCTGCGGGAGGGCCCTCAGAAGGCCCTACGACGCCCGCTGGCGGCCCTCCGGCCACTCCGGCCACCCCACCACCCGGAACGGCCCTCCCGGGCTTCCAGCCCGGTTCTCCGGCCAATACGATGGCCCAGAACGCCTTAAAGAGCCTGGGCGGGAGTGGCGGGGGTGGCGGGGGCGAGGAGCCGCAGCCGATGCGCCTGCAGCAGGCCCAACCGGGGCAGGCCACGGGCGGCCCGATGATGATGGGGCCCGGCGGGCAGAACGTGCAGGGCCGCACCCTCGCTCAGCCCGCCTCGTACTACGGCGCGCTCGCCGCCACGCGCCCGGTAGTCCCCTCGACGGTCCAATCGACGATCCAGCCTATGGCCCCCGGCCAAGCGACCGGCGTGCCAGGGATGCCGGGGACGACGCTCAACTCGCCATCGCAATTGCAGATGGCGCTGATGTCGGGGCAAATGTCCCCCTATGACATGTACGCCAACGCCGGGTACGGCGGCGGCTTCGGGAGTACGTGACCCATGGCCCAGGATCTCGCCGCGCTCACCAACACGTGGATGACCGACCCGACGATGTTCGACCCGACGCAGAAGTCGAACGCCTTCTCGAATTACAACAACGCGGCCCTGCCCTGGCCGCCGACCTACGCCGGGGCCCCGGTCAACGCCGCGACCGGCAAGCCGATCCAGTCGTTCCAGCAATGGCAGGCGGCCAACCCCGGCGGCATGTCGATCAATTCCACGCCCGCGCAGCCCGCCGCCGCGCCTCAGTCGAACATCCCGCAATTCATCCAGGCTGGCGGTGGCCAGTACACTGGCGGTGGCCAGTATCAGGCTGGCCAGATGGCTGGCCAGAACGCACCATCGAGTTGGCAGGTCAATCCGGCCTATGCGATCCAGCAGATGCAACAGCAGGCGCAACCGCAGGCCGCGCCCCAGCCCCAAGCGAGCGGGCCGCCCAACAACTGGCAGGCGGCCCTCTCGGCGTTGGCGAACCCAGGCAACCCGGTGACGCAGGGCGCGACCGTGCCAATGGTGAGCGGCTCTCAACCGGCGGGCGGCGTGAACAACGCCTTCCTCCAGCAGGCTGGAGCGGGCCAGGGCATGAACCAGAACTTCCTGTCGGCCCTGCGCGCCATTCAGGCCAGACCGCAAGGGTGACGTGATGCCAGGGATCGCTGACCTACTGTACTTAGGACAACCGGACCCGGCCCGGCAGCTCGCGGCGATGCTCTCTGGGCAACAGCCCCCAGGAGCGCCACCGCAGAACCCGAACGCGCCAGCACCGAACGCGCAGCCGGTGAGCGCCGATCCCAACGCTCCAGCGCCCAACCCCGCGCCCGGCGCTCCACCGCCTCCCGGCTCGCCGCCGCAGCCGCAGGCGCTCCAGTCGACGCCCGACATGTCGGCGAGCTACCAGACGCTCGCCAACCCGCCGAACATCATGTCGCTGTACATGCAGATGCAGCAGCGCGACCGGGCGATGCAGGGGATCAATAGCGGCCTCGCGCTAATCGCCGCCAACCACAGCCCGCCTTCGATGCGCCAATCCATCATGCAGAGCCTGACCGGCGGCGGCGAAGATGCGGGCCAGACGGTCGGCAACCTGATGAGCCTGCACACCGCGATGCAGCAGCAAACGGCGAACCAGCAGCTCCTGGCGCAGGCTCCCGACATCGCCGCAAAGCTCAACCTGCCGCTGGCCGTCGTGCAGTCGCAAATTCTCGCCGGGAACGGCAAGGACCTCATCACCAAGATGGAGCCGACCGACACGCAGCGAAACATCCAGTTCGAGCATGATCAGTTCATCAAGGGCGCAACTGCCAAAGGGCAGGACGCCGCCGCAGCGGAGGAGGATTGGCAGAAGAACTACCTGCCGATGATCATCACCGGAGGCCTGCCGGGGATGACCGGCGACATGAAGTCGATGGCCTTCGCCCGCACGCAATGGAGCAACGACCCGGCCAACCAGGGCAGGCCGATGCCCAGCTACCTGACCGACCCCACGAAGTGGTCGCTCTACACAAAGGACCTGACCGACGCGAAAGGTCAGTTCAACGGCATGAACCAAGGCCTGAGCAAGTTCGTCGACGATCTTGCCGATGTCTCGAACTCGCCCAAACTCGACGAGATCACCGGGTCAGCGAAGGCCGTCGGCAAAGGTTGGTTTGAGGGCTTGGCGCCAGGATCGGAGGCCTACAATCTGCACAGCAAGATGGAGGGGCTGGCTGGCACGGCGAAGGTCTTGTCGGCGCGCGGCGGTCCCAAGGGCGTTGGCCAGAACCTCGCAACTTTGGGCGCGAACCCTGACGACTATACCAATTTTGGCATCGGCAATTATCGCGACGAGGTCATCGCGCCGAAAATCAAGCTCGCGCTCACCGCGCAAGCTAACGCCTACGGCGCGGCGGGCAGGCTCTCCGACATACCCGGCTATCTCAAGCCCTACCTTGATCCGATGTATCAGTCGGGCGGCGACCTTGATCCTGGCGGCCCCATTGGGAAGTCGGTCCAGCCGAACAAGAACCTCAAGCAACTGACGGAGCAAGACAAGCTCGATTTCCAGAACGCCGTGGAACATTACGGGCCGCGCTCCGCGCTCAAGCACCTTAAAGACAACGGCTACGATACCTCTGGGCTGGAGTGATCGATGGCGGGCGCATTCGACAACTTCGACCCCACGGGCGCGAAGCAGAAAGGCCAAGCCGTTGCAGCGCCGCAGGCTGAGGCTCCCGCAGCCAGCTCCAGCGGCGGCGCATTCAGCAACTTCAATCCCACGGGCGCGAAGCCCGTTGCAGCAGCACCCACACCCGCACCCGCCACTCCCAACGCCGCTGCCGCCTCGCCCAGCGGCTGGGGCGTCAAGGGGTGGGGACCGGGCCTGCTCCCGCAGCCTGGGTTCGGCGACGTGATCATGCCGCAGTCGGTGCAGGACTTTGGGAATGTTGCTGGAAATGAGGCCTCGATGTACCTGCTGCCGGGCCTCAGGACCGAGGCCCAGAAGGCGAGGGAGAGGCTCGGCCCGGTGGCGGCGGCGGGCGCGGATATGGCGGGCAACGTCCTGAGCCCGACGACGCTGCTCAACGCGCTCCCCGGCGGGTCCATTCTCGCCGGGTCGGCGCATGAGGGGATCAAGAGCAAAGCCCAGGGCAACGACTGGACGACGGCGGCCGACGACGCGGCGATGGGCAGCATTGCGGGCGGCGTCGGTGGGGTGGCCGCGAAGGCCGCCCCCGCTGTCCTGCCGCAGCTCACCAGGGGGGTGATGGACCTGGGCCCGGCCGCCGCCGTGACGATGGCCGCTCGCAAGGCGTTCGGCGAGGGCTACCATGAAATCCTGACCGCGCTTGGCGGCTACACGCTCATGCACAACCTGACCGAGGGGAGTGGCGAGGTCGTGAAAAAACTCGCGGAGAACCCCGCGACGCAGCAGGCGATCAAGAGCGGTATTTTGGGCGGCTCGTCGGCGTTCCGGCAGGGGGCCGGGCCCTGGGACCAGTGGATACCTGGGCAGTAGTTCAGCCCAGGTTGAAATGACCGGCCACGGCCATAAGGGCGATCAGGAAAACGACGGCGCCCACCAGCGTGAGGCCCTCCCGCAGAGACAAGCCCGCCTGCGGCTTCGGGGGCGCGGGCGCGGCGGCCGGGCGCATGCGCTTGGCGATCCGCCCGTCGACCAGCCTGTCGAAAGCCCATCCCGCAACAACAACGGCGAGGGCAATTCCAAGAACGCTGTGCATTCACTTAACCTTTCGTTGGAGCTTGATCAGGAGATCGCGCTCGCGTCTGTTGAGGGCGTGGGGGCGGCTCTGGAGCTGGGCCAGCAGGGCCGCCTCGGCTTTCGGTCAGAGCCCGGCTCGCGCCGGGGACTTTATCGGTGGGCCAGTGCGCGTTCATCAGCCCTTCCCCCCGCTGTCGAGCATGCGCACAGCCTCGCCGACCTTGGGCGCGTCGGGCTCGTCGCACTCCTCGATGATGCCGTCGTCGAAGTCGTAGACGTAGCTCGCGCGGTCGAGTTCGCCCTCGGAGCCGTCGGACCCGAATTGCTCGGCCTGCTCCAGCTCGTAGGCCTGGGCCGTCTGCTGTGCGGGCGCGGCGAGGTAGGCGCGGAACGCCTCGGCTGCGGCCTCGGCGCTCGTCGCCTGAACGCCGAGGGTTTGCCAAAAGTAGCGGTTGCTCGCCGCCACGTAGTACGCGGTCATCCGAGCGCCCCCACCTTCGCCGCGACGCGCAGCAAGAGCCACAGCGCCGGGGCTCCCAGGATGACCAGGACGGCGTAGACGCCGCCGACCATCCACTTCAGGAGCTTGAGGTCGCTGTCGTAGCCCGCGACCTCCTCGGAGGCCTTACCGGCCTTGTCAGGGCTCGCGCCCGCCTCGATCAGCGCCTCGCGCAGCGCGCCTAATTGCAGTGCCATTACGACACGTAAACCCAGATGTGGCGACCATCGCAGCCGTTGCCCACGGTGTGACCGACGAACGCCTCGTAATGCTCAGTCTTGCGGTCCATGGTGCGGCAGTCGTAGCGCACATGATGGCAGTAGCCTGCGCGCCCGTACCATCGTTTGGCGATGCGGTTGGCAACGATCTCTGCGGCCTCCTTGCGCGTCTCAGCGCGGACCCGCTTGGGCGGGTCATACGTCGTCCCGGTGGTGACGCGGTACAGGCGAGTTTCAAAAGGGCTTTCCATAATTCGTCTCACTTCGTGTTGTCTCTGGGCCAACATATAACACTTCGCCCGCGTAGCGCCATGTCAGTGCGGGCCAAAGATCTGCACCTACGGGCCAAAAGGTGCGGGATGGGCGCAGAAAAGGGTTAATGATTTCAGGAGGGCGAAAAATCCCGCACTTCCTCGGAAACGCCCGGTTTTCCTACAATCTCGAATTTCGCGTCGGAATGCGATGTGGGGCCCCGACCCCAGCAAATCTGCGGCTTTCCGAGGAGAAAATCCCGCACCAGAAATCGGTGCGGGAATAAAATTTCTCGCCATCGTCATGATGAGCAGGTAGAAAACTGCCTCCTTCAAACCAGGGGCAACATCCATGAAAGCCATCCTTCTCGCCGGGGCGCTCGCGCTCGCTGTCGGCTCCACGCCTGCCCACGCCGCCGAGATCACCGTCGAGAACATCGGCGCGGTCCTCAACGAGAGCCTCGCGCTCCCCGCGCAGGACACGCCCGGCAGCGGCATCGGGTTCTCGGAGTTTTTCGAGTTCACGCTCCCGACTACCGAGACGGTCACCGTGTCGGTGAGCGACAGCGCCATCGGCGCCCAGCGCATCGTCGGCGGCGTGCTGTCGCTCAACACACAGACCGGGACCGCGTCCGTGTCTCCGTTCGAACCCCTGGGCTCGCTGATCGAGAGTTCGGCGCTCATCAACTTCCTCGGCGGGCAAGCCGCGACCGTGACGCCTGACGTGCTTGGCGCCGGGAGCTACTTTGCGGAAGTGTCGGGGATCAGCGGCGGCTCGCCTATCCACATCGCGATTGACGGCACGATCACGGCGGTGACGACGCCGGAGCCATCGACCTGGGCAATGCTGCTGATCGGCTTCGCCGGTCTGGCCTGGGCGGGCCTCAGGCGCGGCAAGACCTCGCGGTTCGCGGAGGTCTGAGGGTAAAAAAAAGGGGGCCTCAGGGGCCCCCTTCTTCGTCACGCCGCCTTGGTCAACCTGCGCGCCGCGTTGTCGGCGAGCTGCGAGTTGTCGGCGTCGCGAGTGTAGATGCCGGGCGTCCGGTTCTCGGTCCAGCCAAACCAAGCCTTCAGCTCGTCCAAGGTCGCGCCAGCCAGGGCGAACCGTCGGGCCGCCGCCTTGCGCAGGCCGTGCGCGCTGCACTCCGGCAGGCCAGCCTTGTCGCAGACTTGGCGGAACCAGCCCGTGAACGTGTCGGCGGTGAGCGGGTTGCCCTTGTCGCCGACGATCCAGCAGAGGTCGCCCACGGGACCGGCGGCGAGCGCCTCGGCCAGCTCCGGCATGATCGGGATCGTCACCGGATTGTTGGTCTTGCCCTGCCGCAGGAACAGTCGTCCGTTGCGGAGGACATGCTGCTTGCCGAACTTGACGCAGTCGCTGCGCCGCTGGCCGGTCCAGAGCAGGACCGAATAGGCGAGCCGCTCGCGCGTGCCGAGCGGGTAGTAGGCCTCGAACCGCTCCAGCTCCACCTCGGTCCACGAATGGAAGCCAACGCGGTCGTCGCGCGCGATGAGCTTGACGCTCTGCGCGATGTTGACCGGCATGTGCTTCGGCGTCGCCCACTCAAAGAACGCGCGCAGGACCTTGACGACGGCGTTGGCCATCGCGGTCGCCCGGCCGTCGTCGGCGACGAGGTCGCGCAGGTCCTCCACCCAGGCGTGGTCGAGATCGCGGACGGCGTAGGAGCCGTTCTCCTTGACGACGCGGGCGAGGATGTTGCGGCGCTGCTTCTGCGTCGCGGGCTTCGTCGCGCTCCAGGCCGACGAGGACTGGAACTGATCGACGAGCCAAGCGAGCGAGCCGCTGTCGGTGTGCGTCAGGCCGCTCGTCACGGCGGGGGTTGTAGCGCGGCCCATGGCGGCGTTCAGCGCGGCGTTGAAGGCGGGCGAGCCGTAGAGGCCGGGAATGCGGCTGCGCGGCCCATGGCCGTCGCGGTAGTACCAGACACGGGTGCCGTGTCGGTTCAACTCGGAGCAGAGGCCCCTTACTCTACGTTTCGGCATAATAAATTTCCCTTACCAGCGTGCTTTTGGTTTTTCCCTCACCTCGTTATCCGGTGCGGGAGGTTGGCCCAGTGCCAACTTCTCCAGATAAGTGTCGTCCATAATCATTACAATAGCGCCTTGGCCAATTTCGACCCGCACGGCCTTGACGCCCGCCCATTTCGCGGCCTTCAGCGCCCGCTTGTAGTCCTCCATCAGGGGGCCGTTGTGCTTAGTGGGCATAGGCGTATCCAAGCAGCTCCAGCCGGGCGCGCGTCAATTCATCTGCTTCGCCGCCGACGCAGTCGTTCCTTGTGAGATGAGGCAAGGCGATGTCGGGCTTGCGCGAATTTGCGCGAACTTGCGCTTGACCGAGTTTGTCCGAAATTGTCCGAATTTGTCCTTGACGCGCCACGCCGCACCGCTGGGGCCACGGGTTCTTCCAGATCGAGTAGTGGTGGCACGCAGCAGCCGCCGGGACCGACGCTGGGGCCAGAAGGACCAGGGCGAGCAGAAGGGCGCGTACGATCATCTGTGGGGCTCCTGGGGGATGCGGTAGCGCCGGGCGATCTCCGACGGCCCGCCGTCGATGGGCCGATGCTTGCCCTCCAGGCGTTTCGACTTGGCGATCTCGCGCACGTCGCGCCGGGTCTTCTTGTCGTGGCACTTGAGGCAGAGAAGCTTGCCATCCTCGGCGGTGAGCGGCGGCCTGTTGTCGTTGGCCGCCAGCGCGCCCTCGGCCACGCAATGGTCGATCTCGTAGTCGGCCCGCGTCGGGCACTCGGCGACGCACTGCTCGCAGTACGTCTTGCCGTTCATCGCGCTGGTCGCGCGGCGCTCGATGGCGCGCTTGCTGGCGGCCGAGAACGAGATGCGGATCATGTCAAATCCTGCTCGGCGAGGTGGCAGAGAAAGTCGCACGACGGCTGAATGGGATCTGTGACCGGCTGGTCGAGCGGGACCTCATCGATGAATATGCGTTCGCGCTCGCCGCTGGCCGTCTTGCAGAGCCTGACCCCAAGGTCCCGCGACAGTCGCGCCATGCGGTCGAACTCAGACGGGAACTCGCGGCGCACCAGCGCCCAATAGGCGGCGCTCTGCGCCTTGACGCCTGCTCTGGATAAGTCTCGCGCAGCCGGTTCGCCCTCGTCACGTCGGCCGCGTCGGCGGTGTAGCCCAGGATGTGGATATCGTCTGGCCTCTGGAAGGCAATGCGCGGCGCGGCCTTCAACTCCACGGTGCAAAGCGCGCCCTGCACGCCCGCGAGGTAGCGGCGCTTTGTCCACACGTCCCAAGTGTCGGCGTATTTGTCGGACTTGAGGCGCGTCACCTTGCGCCCGAACCATTGCTCGCAATCAGCGAGAAAACGCTCGTTGTCGGGATGCTCGGCCCCCGTCTCGCAATAGACCGGCTCGGCCTCGGCCGTGAGTTTGGTGGCGACCGCTGACGCCGCCCCACAGGAGAACCAAGCGAGCGTGCGGATCATGATGGGTGCCCCAGGTGCCATTCGCCGCAGAATTTGCAGAGATAAGGCTCCGTTCCCGCCATGTACTTGCGCGACAGCCCCCTCTTATTTTGCAGGGCTTGGTCCTTCACTCGGAGCGCCACGCCTTCCGACTTGTAGCCCCGCTTTCCGAGACAGCCCTTGACGAAATGTCGGCGTAGCGTCTCTTGATCAAGGTTCACGCCGCCCCCCTGAGCCGCTCAGGCGTGACGCCGATCAATTCGGAGATCCAGCCCAGGATGTCGGCCTTCGACCGCTCGAACTCGGCCTTGTCCATGCGGTCGAGGCCGTGCATGCGCTGCGAGCGCGCCTTCTGCACCACCACCGTCGGGCCTCGCACGATGACCCGCGCGAACTCATCCTCGTTCCGCGCGAAGGCCGCAACGCGCGCCGCCGCCGTTCGGCTCCCGCAGTCGATGATCGTCTCGCGATGCCAGCCGGTGGCGATCAGCGCCGCCTTGCGCAGATGCTCCGGCGACGGGAATGTCTCGGCGAGGCCTTCGGGCAGATTGGCCCAGGCCTCGCCGATCCAGGCGAACTGCTGCTGGTGGGAGATCCAGCTCCGCTCGGACGCCTGTTCCAGCCAGTACCGGCGGCCCTCGACGTAGGCCTTGGCCGCCGCCTGGGCCCTCATCGGGACCATCGCCGAGCCATTCCACGTGAAACAAAACATGGGCGTCAGCCTGGGCTAATAGGTTTTGGGTGGATGTTTGGGGTCATGGATTTCAAAGTTCCTTGCCTTGCGCCGCCTCGCCGGGCCATGCCATGCCGCGCCTCGCGCCGCGTTGCCCAGCCGTGCCTAGCCTAGCCTCGCGCCGCGTTGCCCAACCTAGCCTCGCGTTGCCTCGCCTCGCCTAGCCAGTCCGCGCCGTGCCCTGCCTCGCTACGCCTCGCCTAGCCCGGCCCCGCCCTGCCCTGCCTCGCATAGCCTTGCCTTGCCCCGCAGAGCCGGGCCTCGCCCTGCCCTGCCGTTCCGCGCTGGGCCATGCAGAGCCTTGCCGTGCCTTCACGCCGCCAGTCGCGTCGGCTGGGCCTGCTGCTCGGCCCATCGCACGACGTTGTACTTGCCGAACGGCCCCTTGCAGACCGGCCGGAAGTCGCCCAGCCCGACGCGCTTGCCCGCGTCATCGACGATCTGCCGCAGGAGCTTCGCGTTCAAAATTGTCGTGTCGAGTTCGACCTCGAACGCGAGCTTCCAATCATCGAACATGGGCCGATGGCAGAGGATGCGACCGCCGGTCGAGGGGATGCGCACCGGGCGCGTGTCAACCTTCCACGGTTGCTCGTTGATGATCTCGACCTCGGCCGCCTCAATCGACAGGCAGGCGTACAGCAGCGACGAACGCGCCGTCGTGACTTGTTTTTTTCCAAGTTTGGTGTGCGCGCCGCCGTCGACGATGGAGCGCAGCAGGTTGGGCGACGGGATCATCGGCTTGCCGTCGGCGCCGACGTAGAGCTTCGACGCTGCGATCTCCAGCGGCGTGCCGCGATCCATCCCAGCCGACGAGCCCCGGTCGCCATTGGTCGAGGCCATCGCCGCCTCGTCGGTAAAACGGTTGCAGATCAGAGGAGTGATGCCTTGAATTTCGATGGTGATAAACATTCGCTTTCCCTTCGTTGTTAAACCTCGCCTCGCAGCACCATGCTGCGCCGGTCCCTGCTACGCCGCGCCTAGCCATGCCGCGCTCTGCCCGGCCGCGCATGGCGCTGCCGAGCCGGGGACTGCCCCGACCCGCCTCGCCAAGCCGCGCCTTGCGATGCCTCGCCGAGCATAGCCGTTCCAGGCATTGCCAAACCCCGCAGAGCCTTGGCCCGCCGTCCTCACGCCGCCACCGCGTAGCGGCGCGAGAGCCTTTCGACCTTCTGGTCGAGTTCCTTGATGAACTGCGCGATCTCGCGCTCCAGCTCGGCGATGAGCGCGTTGTCGCGATGGACGCGCTTGCACCAGAGCTGCATGTGCGGCGGAAAGTCGCTGCTGTAGCTGACGTAGTCGCACCAGGAGTGGCTGGTGCAGGCCAGTTGCCACATCATCTGAGTGAGATGATCGTTGCTGATCGTCTCGTTGAGCAGCGTGTCGAGATGCTTCGCGGGCAGCGGGCATTTAAGCTCGACCAATCCCGCAATCGCGGTGCCGCCGGGGGCCAGGACGAACCCGTCGGGCGAGGCGTGCGTGCCGTTGATGCGCGGGTGGGTGATGAGGCCGACCTCTTCGACCTCGACGCCCTTGACCATCTGGTAGAGCAGGCGCGCTTCAGGCTCGCGCGCGGTCCCCTGCAGCATGGCTGCGGTCTTGTAGATCTCGACCGGCGTGTTGGTCAGGCGCTCCAGGATCTTGTTCGCCATCAGGCTCTCGCGATCCGCTGAGTAGCCCGACTTGGTGCGGCGCACGACGCTCGGTGCGTCCGATGCTCCGACCGATCCGCAGCGCGCTTGCCGCCACTCCTCACTGCCCTGGAGCATTCTTGCGCGCCTTCTGCTCGGACTTGGCGAGATCGAGGACTTCCTTCGCTCGCTTGAATTGATCGAGGTTCATCTGCTCGATCTCGTCGACGCCTACGAGCTTGAGCAGCGTCGTCTCGCTGCGGCCGGTCTGATCGACGAGGGCGCGCAGCTCGTTCGCCTGTTCGGGGGCGATCCTCGGCGATGTCCCGCCCGCGCTGCGCCCGTCGTCGTCGACGCCAGCGGCAAGGCCGATGGCCGCGCGCAGCGAATAGCGTTGCAGGTAGGTCAGGACCGTTCCCAGCGCCTGCACCCACGACATGCCGGTCGAGCCTGGGTCGACCTTGCTCTCCAGCCTGACGCGGTCGCTGTAGCCGTCGGAATGGCTGACGATGCAGGTGACCTTCACCAGGTCGCCGCCCTGTTCGACGGCGAAGCGGTAGGCGAGGCCGTGCGCGGCGAACACCGGGTCGACGACCTTGGCGACGTCGGCGAAGCTCTCGTACTTGTACTTGGTGCGCCCGCCGCCTTCCTTCTTCGACGGGTAGTCGACATCGCGGGTCTTGAGGACCGGCTGCAGCTCGCCCTTGGCGATGCTCATCGCGAGGTTGAAGGCGCGCTCGGCCGCGCGATCCTCCTCGAACCGGCGCGCGTTGAGCAGGCGTTCGAACACATCGATGTTGAGATCAGATCGGGTGGCGAGCCGCTCGATCATGACGAGCAGGCCGCCGCCCTCGGACGCGACGGAAGGTGCTGGTTCCGAGGGCGGCGCAGCGACCGACTGGTAAGGGACCTCGGCCGCCGACTGCTGAGTATCGCTCATTTTGGGGCTCCTGGAAAGCCTTAGGTTGTCCCCACGCCATCTAGCCGTCAACGTTTAACAGGGGGCTGTTAGACGTTTAACAAGGCACTCATCCACAAGTATTCGCACCATGTGTTAGACGTTTAACAGGGTGTTAGACGTTTAACACCTACGCGTTAGACGTTTTACCACTTACGAAGAGGCATACAAGTTGGCCCACGGCCATGCATACTCTGACGTTACCTTGTGGATGACGCGAATATTGGATTGACGGAAGATTAAATTGGGGTCCATCTTGCCCCGATGCGTCAGCCCCACAAACGCCCGCCGGAACAGCCGCCGCTCGCCGAGCTGGTCGCCCTGCGCCTGCAGCTCCACCCCGACATGATGCAGCGGGACTTCGCCAAGCTCCTGGGCATCACGCGATTGCACATGACCTCGATTGAGAAGGGCCGCCGCAGGCCGTCAATCGAATTGGCCCTGCGCTGGCTGGCGCTGCTCGCGCCGCACGCGCGGCTGGAGATGTTCGGCCCGCTGCCGACGGTCGAGGAGCGCGTGCGCCTGATCAAGCAACTGCAGAAAGTCTCGCCCGAAATCTTCAAAGCAGCCTGAGGCGTGCGATGGCGCGGAAACGAAATATTTTTGCGCCGCGCGAAAGCCTCATCCAGGCGGCCTGTCTGGCCCACTGGCGGGCGCTTGGCGTTCCCGGCTCATTGGTCGCCGCCGTCCCAAATGCGAGAGCTGCCGGGCAAGCAGGCTTAACGAAGGGCCTGTTCGATCTCGTCGTGATGTCGCCCACGCTCGGCGACAGGACAGGCTGGCTAGAGCTTAAGACCGACGACGGCGAGCTGTCGGACGACCAGAACAAGATCAAGCTCATCATGCTCGCGCGCGGCATCCCCTACGCCGTGGCCTATGGCCGCGACGCGCCGATCCGCGTGCTTGAGCAGTGGGGCGCCGTCAGGCCGCAGGCGAGGGCCGCCGCATGAGCCTCTTCGCCGTCGACGACCATGCCGAGGTTCTACCGGGCAAATGGGTCAAGCTCGGATATTCAGAGCTGCTGATTGGAGCCGTTGTCGGCTGTTTGCGCCACATCGAGGCGCTCATCCGTGGCCGCAAGGACCAGGACGGTTTTGAGGGCGATGGATGGGGCGCGCATATCGAAGGCGCGCTCGCCGAGATGGCGGCGGCCAAGGCCGTCAATCGCTATTGGGACGCGCCGGTCAACACCTTCAAGGACGAGGCCAGGGGCGATGTTGGTCCCTACGAGGTTCGACGCCGCTCGCGCCAGGATTGGGATGTCCTCATCCGCCCCCGCGATGCCGACGCCAAGATCCACATCGCCGTGTTTGGCTCTGCTCCCCGGTTTAGGGTCGCTGGTTGGGTGTTCGGGCATGAGGCCAAGCAAGACAAATGGCTGAAGCCTCACGGTGAACGCACCCCGGCGTGGTTCATGCCGCAGTGCGAATTGCGTGGCCTCGAAACACTCCCCCCAGCGGCCGAAATCGAGGAGACGCGCCGACGGGCCCAGCAGGAAGAGATGATGCAGTTCGCGAGGGAGACGCTGAAGTAAGAACCTGGGCGGGGCGTTTGGCCGAACCCCGCCCAGGCCCAGGTTGTGATGAGGGTTTGCTAGCTCCTCAGCCCAGCCTT